TTAGAACAGGCTGTTAGCCTGATACTTGGCCAACACTTTACGAACGTTCTCCCACAGTTCATTAAGGTCTCGATACTCTAGATAGAAACCGCTGTCGATGAACTCTGAGCCGCTGGATTCAAACCAGGGCTTGTCTTCACCTTTGCCCCCTATTCCTAATTCAAACTTCGCGCAGTACTTTCCGCCTTTTGGTCTTATCTGAAACTTGATGTGATATGTCCAATGGCTTTCTGCTGGGCAACGTTTGTAGAGTGCGGGTAACCAGCCAGAGTCGTAGAAGTTAGGTAAACAGGTTTCGGGGAGCTGGTATTGAGCGGGAGGAAGTGTTGGCATGGCGCTACGAAGTTGATTGGCCATCTGATTGAATGCGTTGATATAAGCTTCTTTTATCTGTGCTGCTTTCTTTCCGGTAAAGCCCATGACCAAGAACATAAAGCCATCTTTTGTCATCTCAAAGGCTTTTCGAAGCTCACCTTTTTTGTCTCGATATTCAACGTGCGTAAAATTGCGCGCGTTAAATTCATCAGAGCATTCAAGGCTATTGAGTTTGCGAATAACATCTCGATGTTGCTTATTAAAAGCTTCTGCGACTTTAAGAGATGTGGTGCGAACTTTCTCGCCTTGATTAAAGACAAGATCAGATACAGTCAGGGTAAGGGAAGTTGTATTAGGCATGATAGCCTCCGAGAGCAATTTGGTTAAATCACCACTCAGAGTTCCTACGCTTTGGGTGGTGAACTGAACAGGGGTAGGAATACCGCTCTCTCGGAACACGGCCAGCCGAAGCTGCCCTGCCCAGCCCACCATAATTCAGATGCATTTTGCCTAATAGATAAGCAAAGCCACCATGTTCAGGTGTGCCAAAGCTGCACATAAAAAAACCAGCAAAAAGCTGGCGTCTATGCGCCGAGAGTAAACAAAACGGGTTCCTACGCCCGGCACTGGATTTTGCCAGTGCCGTTACAGGTTAACGATGTGGAAGATCGGTGTCAAACGTTTCATAAGGTTGCTTATGCTGTAGAATGCACCTTATCTTTCGAAAAGAATAATCCAACTAAAAAACTTCGAGACTTCGTATGATTAAAAACGGTGAACTTGTTGCAGGAATCCTATGCGGGTTTATTGGCCTGCTTATTGGATCCTTTTGGATTAGCGGTATAAATGACTGGATTGTTAAATCGATAGCATCAATCGGCTCCATCGCCACAGCAGGCTCATTTATATACATAATCGTCGATAACCGAAAGATACGAAAAGCACAGAAAGAGCAAGAGCATCGTCAAATTGAGCATGAGAAAAAACAGCAGGATATTTGGTCACAACAATATTCCACTCTTAACTTGCAGGCGTATGAAACACATTTTAAACAGTTTGAGCAGCGACTAGAGAGCCTAGTCAAGCAGCATAACAATGTTTATCGATTTAATAACCCATTTGAATTGTACAAACAGCTATTTCCAAGCAATTCTCTTGAAAGTGGCATTGAACTGAAAAAAACAAAAAGCAACCTTCTTACCTGTATTAGGCAAAATCTTACAATGTTGATTCTTTACTCTGATAGAAGCGAAGAATACTCAGAAGGCTCACATGCCTATCTAGTCGATGAATACATCAAAACAATTTCGAGCATTGTAAACCACTACTTAAAACTAGAATATACTGTTCCAGCTGTAGCAGGCGATATTGTGGATGAAAATACATATAACAACGGCCCACACAAGGTTGTAAACGCTCTTTCCATAGAGGTTGAGCGACATATCGCAGATATACTGAATCAGTTGTCCCATTTCTCTAATGAAGATGTGAATTCCATTTTCGAGTTCCCGCCTCGCAAAGCTAATTTACAAACTGCTCTCATTTCATTTTTGATTAGAAACAATTCTAGTTTTTACAAGTTATGTGTTAACCACCAAACGAACAATATTAAGTTATTGATAGAGTGCAAAGAATACTTATCTAACAATGCTCAGAGGGATGTGGCTCTTTACAACAAGCTTCATCATTTACTCAGCTGCCAAACTTATGGGCCAATAACGGCGCTCTCGTTAAGTTCAAAAGAGCTAGAGCAAGTTTACTTTGACTGCTTTACCTTTATCACAACTCGGATTGATGAAAACGAGCAGTCTATCGAACTGTCCAAAAGGCTTTTTAAAGCCAGAAAGAAGCTTGTCGAATAAACAGGTCAATTCTAATAGCTATATCCCAAAGACCCCACATCCAAATTCAGCTCAGTTCCTTTCTCGCTCTTGGCTTTTTCAACAGTGACGGGCTTATCTGATTTAATCCGGAGTTCGACTTCGGATTTGCTTTTCAAAGTCTGGCTCGTGAGTGGTTGGTAGGCTTGGTATTGCTTTGGCGTACTCAGATTACCCGCCTGATAGGCATGATATTGTGAGCTGGTTGTTTCACGGCGTTTTGTCGTTTCTTCAGTGGTAATACCGAGTTTGGCGTTTTTGTTCTTAATGCCATCGAGCTTGCTGGCGAGACTGTCGACTTGTTTGCCTGCCTGTTCGGTTTCTATTTTCCAACCTTCTGGAATCAGTGAATCTGGGAGTTTATTGATAAGCGCTTTGAACTTCTCCCATAACCAACCTACTTTTTCCCCTACCCACTTGATAACCTTATCTAAACCAACAAACTTATCGACTAAGTAAGTTATGGCGATAATAGCTGCACCTACCGCTGCCACAATCATCCCGATAGGGTTGGCCATGATTACGGCGTTAAGGCCAATCATCGCAACTTTAAAGATGGCGAGTGCCGCCACAATGCCTTTGAAATTTTGAGTTACCCAGATAAGCCCTTTACCTAAGAAAGCAAAACCTCGATACAGGCCGTCGACGGTTTGGGTGAGCTTTTCAATAAACTCGGTGCGCCACTGCGCGTTTTTAAACTTCTCAGAGAAACGGGTAAAGACTTTGGTGACTTTCTCCATCACTGGCGCGAGTGCAGCAAACTTCATTGAACGAACACTTTCCTGAATTTTCTGCAGAGCGTCGTTGTATGCTTCCGCCTTTGCAGCGTCTTCAGCGCTTGCTCCTCCACCAAGGGCATTAAGTTCTTTACGTGCATCGGTTAGCCCCTGTGTACCTTCGCGGAGCATGATTAACATTTTGCGTCCATCCTGCCCAAACGCAGCATCGGCAAATGACATCTGCTCTTGAGGTGACTCTAGCTTTGAAAATGCATCAAGCAGCATTTCGTAGGCTTGCTGGGTATCTTCTGCTCCCTGTAAGTCTTTGTGGAGTGAGTTACCGCTTTTCTTGAGGAATGAACCCAGCGCGCCTGTTCCTGTCTCCTGCAATACGCCTAAGCGTTTAGTAAACTTTAGCATAGAGCCAGACAACGCATCGCTTTCAACGCCTGCATGATTGGCTTGGGATTGCATGGCTTGCAGCTCTTCAATCGGCAGGTTCAGGTTACCGGCAACTTTCGCCAGTTTGTCCATCTCGTCTGCAGTACTGTTTACCTCTGAGACCAATCCAGCCAAGCTCACGCCACCCAATAAAGCGGCGCCCTTACCTACCGTGGCGGAGGCAACATTTGGCAAACGAATCGCACCATTGAGCTTTTGAATGGGCTTCATTGCACCCTGTAAGATCGAGTACTTCTTGCTAAGGCGCGCAACCTCTTGGCCGTGCTTTTTGTAGCTTCGGCTTAGCCGATCGCTTTCGCCTTCCAGGTCATACATTTTCACGCCTGTCTGGCTAAGCTGTTTACCCAGCCGAACCAGGTTGTTCTTGTAGCTCGTTTGCTCTGCGTTGAGCTTGTCTAACTTATCCTGCTGTTTGCTGATTTTCTCTGTCAGTGCTGCACTTGGGCGCAACGCTGACGCCGCTTTGGCTTTGAGTTCGGTGAGCTTTTCGTTAGTGGCTGCAATCGCGAGGGAGTTCTTGTTTATCGCTTTCTGCGAGCTTTTGAATGAAGCGATCATACCTAGTGCGGCAGTGTCATTTGCCTGCGCCTTTTGCACCTTCTTGATGACCTTTGCGTAGTGATCTGATTCGCTGGAGATACCCTTAAGCGGTGCGGATATCTTGTCTTTCATCCCCATCACAACTGACAGATTCATTTTCATGGTGATATCCCTTATTGGTGATGCAAAAAAGAGAGCTTATTCGCTCTCTTTCCGTTCGTGTCTTACTCTGGCTTTTTCTCGAAACAGCAATAAGTCTTCGTAGCTAAGCTTATCCAATTCGCTTGGCTGCCAGCTCAGCACTACTGCTATATCTGCGTAGTAGTCTTCAACGTATTCGATTACTGTTTCGTGTTGACGAAAAAAGAGGCGATTTCAGTCAGTACCGGCGCCCAGTTCTCTGGAGCGAAGTTGAGCATGTCTCGCTCGTCAAGACGCGTTATTCGTGGCACCAGAATCTGGCCTGTTTCAAAATCCATCTCACACACTTTGATGAGGTTTAAACCCCGCAGGTTGCCCGAGTGCGGTTTGGTGATTTCAAGTTCTTCAATCATCTCGCCGTCTTTCTCATGCGGTACTGCCAACTTGACCTTTTTCACTTTATTGCTGTGTTTAATCGGTGTCGCCATATCCCAGTTCTTCCTTCAGTTCTTTGAGTTTGGTTTTACAACCGCCTTTGTCCGGGTCCAGCTTCATTACCTGTTCATAGAGTTGGCACGCCAGTTCGCGTTCGCCTTCTTCGTAATGCCAGTCACCGACCAAGCGATACATTTTCACTTTCAGTGGTGCATTGGTTGCCAGCTCACCAGATTGCAAATCCTGTACAGCATTGAGCAAGTAACTACGTTCATACTCTTTGTTGGCTTTGTGGGCTTCCAGCGAGTAATTGAATACATAGCCGCAATAGGCAGTCTGGCCGTTCATTTTCCAGTTGTGTGGTGTTTCCAGCCCAGCACCAATGGCATTGCGAAAATCATCGTGAATGGTTTCCAGCAGTCCCAAATCGACATGCCACATGAAGAACCACCACAACACATTAAGATTGGCGTAATTACCCTGATGCGTTTCAAGCAGGGTTTCGACGGTTGAGCGGTACTTCTCGATCAAAGACTCTTTGAATGGGTCCTTCTCTTTTGAGCCCGCCAAGGTTCGAACGTAAGACAAATCTTGTTTGAGCATCAGTTGGATTTCTTCCCAGGGCTTACTCAACGCCGATGGTCGATTCGATTGTTCTACCTGCACGACTTTAGGCTTGTTGGTGATCGCCTGACGCTTCATGAGTATTGAATACATGGCTCGCTCCTTATTGTGGAATTAGCTCGTAGCCATAGAACATGACTTCCAGCTGCCCTTCCTTCACGGCCAACGTGAGCGGGTCACCCACCCACGCGTCGGTTAAGGTGTAGGTTTTGCCACTGTTCGTTTCGAGCGTGATGTTTTCATCGACGAACTTTTTAATGGCATCTTCATCGGTATTGCTGGCGTGGGCGATGACACACTTGATGGATGGCGCCTCTTCATAAGACTCGCTGTGGCCAAGCACACCATCGTCACCCATAACCGGTTCACGCTTGAGGTTAGCGAAGTTGATTTCCGCGCCTTCTTTGATTGGTAAACGCCCCAATGAACCGGCATTAAGTACAGCGCGGCTAGTAATTGTTGTTCCCATGGTTTACTTCCTGAATTGAATCTTACCTGCAACGATGATCAATCCATTCACGAACTGCGGTGAATCCTGATAGTTGATGCGTTGCTTGTTAGTCTGGTCGAGCTCGACAATCAAAGACTTTTTGTAGCCATCAAAATCTTGCACGATGCCCTGATATTCCAGCTCCCGATACAAAGCGAGCAATTCACTTTTGAACATGCTTGGCGTAACAATGACCTGACCGGGCGCAAACTTGGTACCGTCCTTTGCGACTTTGTGGCGCGCGTATTTGCTCAGGATGCGAGAGCGCTGCTTCTGGCGGAAATACATTGCGGTTGCCGGTGTCATGATGTCGAGGTAACTGTTGTCGGCGATACCTGACGCATTCTCGGTATACGCAGTTACTGGGCGCTCAATCTGCACTTCTTTGCTCGGCGTGACCGTGTAAGTCCCCATTCCTTCATGAAGCAGCAAGTTACGTTCTGCCCAGTCAAATTCCGTTTCCGCTGTTGAATACACACCACTCAACTTGAGGGTTTGTAGGGGTCGGCATGGGTCATTGGCCAATGAAGGTGCAATTTGTCCTGCCCAAGCGGCAACCGCTTCTGCATCCGACAACACCTGATTCGATGAATCCCCCAAGCTATCAATCGACATAAAGCTGATCAGCGGGCAATTGCTTTTCGAACCAAAGGTCACCAGCTCAGAGTGTGTGCCTTTCTTTGGTAGATACGCCAGACCAGGGATTTGATTGAGGGCGTCGTAGCGCTTTTCCAAGAACTCGCCCAAATCACGAATAGTGGTCTCGTCATTCAATGAACAAATGATGTGGTGATACTGCTTATCGCCCAGTGCTGCCAGCGCAGACATGGTGTCATTGCTGGCCACACTCACTGCATACACGGGCATGGTTTCATCCTGCTTGCGGAAGAACTTCACCATCTTAACGATATCTGAGCTGCCAAAATGTTCAGCGGCTTTTGCATCATCCATGCAAAGCTTTACTGTATTTGCCCCTACCGCGGCACCATCGGCGGCATTACCGATCACAAGGCAAAGTTGCTGGTCTTCAGCACTGTTAGCCAGGCTGTTATCAATCTCGACATACATGCCCGGGACACGAGCATTGCTCGGCACTTCTGAGAAGCTGATACTCATTCTTCAGTCTCCTGTTTTTGTTGTTTCGCCTTAACCTCAACAACGGATTTATCCTTGATTCGGCGTAGCCAATAAATATTGCGCGGTTTCAGTTCTCCCGCAGCTTTCAGCGGTTGTCTGGTTTCAGGGTCTCGAACCAGTAAGCCTTTGCTGCTCGGCTTAACCTTAAATGTTCGCATTAGGTTGCATCCTCTAGTGCAAAGTGTTCTGCAGCCATCGCCAACAACTCTTTTTCGAGCTGTGGCGTCCAGCCGATAAACGTACGTTTGGGCATGTTATAACTTCGTTTAGTGAGTATCCCGCCCTGCCACTGTCCCACCTTCGAATCGAAGAAGCCGTTTACCCTTGTGGTGAAAGAGAGCTGTGCACCTTCATTGTGCTCACGGCCAATAACACCCGCAGAGCCCTTTAGTCCAATCTCAAACCCTTTGTCACTGGTTCGTGTTCGTAGTGCCTGAGCAAAACCCAGCAGCATGTCTTTACTGCTCGCTCCATAATCAAGGTGAGTCTTTGGCCTTCGGCTTTGATATGGGTTGTTGTTAATGTCTCGCTGCGCTCTGATTTGCTGCCTGAAAAACTGTCGGGCTCGGCTTGCCATTCGGCGGTTTAAGTCATGCTTTTCAGAAGCTTTTATGACCAACGTATCTACTAGTTGAGATAGCTGCTCTGGGCTTTCCAGCGTTTTCATGGCAAGTCCTTGGTATGGCCTACGAAGTAAACCAGCTCATTCAGTTCATCCGCCTGCACAGCCGCCTCAAACTCGCTGATACACTCATATAAGGTTCCTTGCTGCTTCCAGTTTCCTTGCTCACTCTCTGCCAGTGAGTAGCTTTCTCTCAGGTCGATTTTTATCTTGATGTCACATTTGCCATCATCGAGCACCTGAGTCGCAAACGTCGGTGCAGGTAAGCCTTTCTCTGTTCGTTCCGGGTCATGATTGTTGAGCCAGTTCACCAAATGCATAAACAGAATGTGCGGTTTTACTCTCGCGTTCTGAACAAAAACAATGGCGGTATATTCCAACTCATAGCCGTCGACCAATGGTCCTTGACCACAAAACAGAGCGCCATCTTCTACCCAGATATCTAAGCTCTTCGAATCAGTGATGTGGCTTTTAAACAGCTCAGTCAGGCTTTGTAGCGCTTGCATTACATCACCTCAAAGCAGTAGGTTTCGTGACCATGAACAAGCAGGTCGATAGCCTGGCGATACTGGACCTCGCAATGCTGTTTCTTGTCCGTTAGCGCCTCTTGTCGCTGCGCTGCTTCCCCTGTCGCATCCCCACTTAACTGAATACCGATCAACTCACTGGCTGTTAAAGCAAACACCGCTTGCTTGTAGAGCGTTACGCCTGCTTCTTCATCTTCAAACTTATCCTTAGAAAGTGCGTTTAGGTCATCGTAAAGCCCCATGACGCACTCCAACTCTTTGTGTACTTTGATACGCGACACGCTCGCTTGATGCAGAATGCCTGCCTCTGTTTCATTGCTCATGAAATGAAACAGAGACTGAAACTCTGCTAGCTTCAACACCGGATACTTTGCCGTGGCTGGTAGCTCTGAGTCGTAGGTTTCGCTTTTATCACCGACAAATTCCATCATGGTTCCTCGAAAGAAATGCGGGCAGACAAACACTGAACTCTGCTTCTGCCAAGGCTTCACAGATTGAGTGTTAGAGCCCGCATTGAGGGGGTGGTCGTTTAAGGGCTATACCCAGTTTTCGCCAATCTTGAGTTTGACGTTCTTGAATTCCATTGCGGCTGCTTTGCCGATTTCTTCAATGACGTAAGCCATGTTCATCGACTCAAAGTTTTCGATCTGATCTTTCTCGTCGTTCTTCTTACCCATTGAGCGACGAATCGAACCTTCCTGAATGTAGATAGACAGGTTGTCGTAGCTGGTCACCATAATGCCGGTTGACGGAAAACCCGGAACCTTCACCGCAGGCAGGCCACCGTAGGTTCCAATGACCTGTACTTCCTGAATCTTGCTCTTCTCGCTTGGTGTATTGCCATGCGCTTCGTAGAATTTCGCTTTGTCGTAAGCGAGCAAGTCAGAGCCGATAATCGCAATCAGGTTTGAATCGTTTTCGCACGCATCGTGAAGCAGGTTCTTGGTGTTCAGCACCGCTAAATCGAGATTAATGAAGTCACCACCTTCACCGATTCGGATCTCACCGGAATTCGGCTCGATTTCAGTAATGTAGCGCTCAGCGTTATAGTCACGCATCGCCTGAAACCAACCTTTGTTGACGTCTTCGCCGTTTGGATTCGAGCTCGCATTGGTGTTCTTCTCTACGCGCTCACCGTACCAACCAATGGTGATTTTGTTAGCGTCGATCTGCTCACGTGTATGAGCTGAGATGATTGAGTTGAAACGCTTGTCGTGCGCCCAGGCATCAAGTTTGTCGTAACGAATAGCGGTATCAAAGTTAGTCTGCTCGCACATATACGGCATCGCGCCCATACCTGAGTAGTCTTTCGGTACACGGCGTCCTTCACCGGAAGTATCGGTGCGACTCGCAATCATGCCCGTTACTCCCAGACCGATGGATTCGCCTTTCTGGTTCTTCACCGGAATGATGTTGATCTTCTTCAGGAACCAGTTGCTCTCTCGCATCTGGCCAATGATTTTTTGAGTGCCGTTCGGCGTGACGTTAAACTTCTGAGTCGCGTCATCCACTTCATTTTGCTCAGCGACTTTCTTCACGTAAGCATTGAGCTTGATTTGCGTTTGTTTCTGCATAGTTTTACCTGTTTCTCTTCGTCAGACTGGCGTTATAGGTACTGCTCTTCTTCGCTGTCCTGACCTGCTAGCTTGCGCGGTGTTTCGTCAGTGATTTGGCTAAGCGTTGTCGTCATCTCCGACATCTGAGTCGACAACTGCTCCACCTGACCTTTGAGTTCATCGAGCTGATTGCTTTCAGGCTCCTCTTGATCAGCTTCTGGCTTTTTCTGTGCTGAAAGGCATTCGACCAACAGGCCTAAGTTGGTACTGAGTACCTTGTTCTGCTCGATGCTTTGTTTGAGCAGCTCTTCAGTTTCTTTACTCATTTCGCTTTCTTCCTCTTGTTGCGAGAACTGCTCAGGAGACTTTTCACCGCTGAGCCAGCTTTTGAATTTCTGGAATAAAGAGGCATCACTTTCTGGTTCTTCTTGCGAAAGCGCTTGGGGTTCGATCGTAAACTTTGAAAGTACGTGAACCTTGCCATCGTCCTTGCTAGAGAGATGGATTTGAGTTGTACCCAGTGATGCGGGTTTATCGGTCAGAGCCAGTCCGGTTAAATAGGCTTTCTCAGTGTTAGAAAACTTCTCAATGAACTCACAGGATGTATGAAGTAACTGGCCTTGTTCCGTCATGCGTAGCAAATGGGAGTTAGGTTTAATAACCGCAAACAGCTTGTCTTCACGCTTCTCTACCGACAACACCGAACCGAATTTGTAGCTCCAGTCATAGTGCTCTTCATTAATGCGTGCGGTGTACACCTCTGGGTTGTAGGTCTCTGCGATTTCATCAATGATTTTCTGCTCAATAACGCGACCATCAACGGTTGTCCCTGCCTGCAAAATACAAATCGGCTCTGACTGAAACATGTCTAAACTCTCCTGAATTCGATGATTTCAATCTAACGAAAGCCTTCCTCTTTTTGTATTCATCCTGATTCTAGATACCCAATATAGAACTCTCGCAAGCTGAGTAATGGCGGGCTCTGTAGCACTATGCTGGCATGGAGACGAATGCAGTAACCAATCTGAACCAGCCGCTATACACACCAGCGCAAACTCAAGCGTTTGGTCTGTTCTTACGCCAGCAAAAGCCGGCAGAAATCGCGGATAAAATCGGTGTTGCCACCCGAACGGTTCAGCAATGGGTATCAAAATTTGGCTGGAAGGAAATGCGGGATGATTTGCCCGTAGAGCTCATGCTGCGTCAGAGAATCACGTATCTGATGTGGGTTGACCAAAAGCTAGAGTGCCAGGAACGCGAGCTGAAGATGCTACTCGATCAGCACTACAAACGTGTTGAAGCGGAGAATAAGCAAAGCAGACCAGGCACATCCGTCGAAGGCAAAAGCCCTAGAGGTCGAAAACCTAACAAAGTTAAGAATGACGTTTCGCAGATCACCAAAGAGATGCTTGATGAATACCGCGAACGTACTTTCTTTGAGTACCAGAAAGAGATACACGCTCACAAGCTTGATGATGACATCAACGAAACACGTTTCTATCTGAAGTCGCGCCAGATTGGTCTCACCTTCTACTTTGCGTATGAAGCCTTTGAAGATGCGGTACTGAATGGTGATAACCAGGTCTTTATCTCTGCATCGAAAAAGCAGGCGTATATCTTCAAAAACTACATCCGTAAGTTTGCTCTCGAGATTGGTGAAGTCGATCTCAAGGGCAAAGATGATATTGAATTGAGTAATGGCGCCAAGCTGGGCTTTATGTCGACCAACGTTTCCACCTCTCAGGGTTTCAACGGCCACATGTATTGGGATGAGGTGTTTTGGATCCCCCGCTTCGCTGAGCTGGATGACTATGCAGGAGGCATGTCGATACAAGCTAAGTTCCGCACCACGTATATTTCGACGCCTTCCACGATGGCTCATGAAGCTTACCCGAAATGGGAAGGTAAGAAAGAGCACAGTATTGATATCAGCCACACCGCACTTAAAGATGGGGCGTTAGGTCCTGATTTTATCTTCAGGCAGATGATCACCGTTGATGACGCGATGAAGAAAGGCGCGACCTTCTTCAACATGGAGAAGCTTAAGCGTAAATATCCAGTTAAGGAAATTTTCGACAACCTACTGCGATGCAAATTCTTGGATGACAGTGCTTCGTTCTTTTCACTAAAAGCTCTTCTCGCCTGCAAAGCGGATTCCTCTCTATGGAAGGAAGTTGACCACAACAAGCCACGCCCCGTCGGTGACGCGGAAGTGTTAGTCGGCTATGACCCAAGAGGCGGTGGTCAGGGAGAAGGCTCTGATGATGCGGGCTTAGTAGTCTCGCTTAAGCCAAAAATGAAAGGCGGCGTTTTCCGCTTCATCGAGCGCTTAAGACTCAAAGGTTCAAGCTATGAGCAGCAAGCTGAAGCCATTCGCGGGATCACCGAAAAATACAATGTAGTGCACCTCGCCATCGATACCAGTGGTGTAGGTTCTGCCGTGGCAGAGCTGGTTCGAAAGTTTTACCCGTCTTTGCTAGAGCTGAACTACTCACCAGAGGTCAAGCGGATGATGGCCTACAAAGCCCGAGAGATCATCGGCAATGGTCGACTGCAGTTTGACGCCGAATGGGATGACCTGGTGCATTCCTTCCTGATGATTCGCCAGCAGACCACCAACATCAGTAACCAGGTTACGTTTGTCTCTAACCGCAGCAAGATAGGTTCGCATGCTGACCTTGCCTAGGCTTCAATGCACGTGATGTGCTGGGAGCCAATTGATATTAACAATGACGACGATACCACCGTTGAAATTTTCTAAGCCAAAGAGCGGAGAAACGAAGTGATTGAGATTGAATTTTCTAACCCTGTCAGCGTGATGAACAGCGACATACTAAGTTACCTTGAAACGGCTTTGGTTGATGGTCTGTATGAGCCACCTATTCCGTTCGATACTTTGGCCAAAGCGCTGCGAGTTAACCCGATGCACTCGAGCGCGATTGAGTTTAAGCGCAATACCCTCGCCTATGCTGTGAACGTGTCATCAGTATTATCCCGTCGCGACCTTAAGCGATTTATCCAAGACTATCTCACCTTTGGCAACGGCTATTTCCAAATTGTTCGCTCACACGCGGGCAAAGGTCCTATCGTTCAGGTGAAACACATTCCCGCTTTGTATGTGCGTCGCCGCGAGGACTTGGGTTATACCTACAAGCCAAAAACTTATGAGGATGATGGCAGAATTGATTTTAAGGAGGGACAAATCTTCCATCTGTCTGAATACGACGTTGCTCAGGAGATCTATGGGTTACCCGGTCACGTAAGTGGACTCACCTCCATCTGGCTTAATGACGATGCCACCTTGTTCCGTCGCCAGTATTACCGCAACGGCCAACACGCGGGTTACCTGCTTTATATGAATGAACCTAGCATGACGAAAAAACAGGAAGACGACATCAAAGCCAAGCTTCAGGCAAAAGAAGGCATGGCGTTTAAAAATATGTTTGTGAATGCGCGGGGAAAAGACACTAAGACGCCAGAACTCAAACCGATTGGCCAAGTAGAAGCAAAGGATTCGTTTAAGGAAGTGAAGAACCAGACCATGAATGATGTGCTGGCTCTTCATCGCGTTCCTATCGAGCTGATGAGCGTTCGTCGCGAGAGTATTACCTCTCTCGATCTCAACAAGGTTGATTGGTTGTTTCACAAGAATGAACTGCTACCGATGATTGATGCACTTCAGGAGTTGAATGAGTTTGTGGGGTTCGAGTTGCTCAATGTGAGAAACTATGAGGAAGGAGTGTTACTTGATTGAATTAAGGCTTCTATTTAGAAGCCTTAATTATGATTAGTTTAACTTTTCAATATCTTCAACGATGTGATTAGCAATTGCTTCAGCAAAATCATTTTCTGCGGACTTGTCTCGAATAGTTCCAGAAAGTACCTGCAAGTTGAATGCAAAACCACCGTTATAAGTTAACTTGTTTTGATCTATTAGGATGACAGGTTTCTCGTTTCCAGAAAGCTGAACATCGTAATCAAATTTTGGTGGAGCTAGAGAGTCCGAAGGGATTGGCGTAGCATCACCTACAAATCTTCTGTAATAGTCAACATTTATCGCTATAGCATCCATTTCAGGTTTATCGGAAAGTAAGCCTTTTTCCGCTAGCTTTGTTTTAATTAAGCTCGAAACCATTTGGGAGAGCTCCTCTTTACTATGGTATTCAAGCTCTGGTTCATGGTACTGGGTTACGTCCACACTGATTTCTGTCACTCTAAACTTTGACGTGAGATCTATATCTGATTTATTTGATGTACTTCCACACCCTGACAAACCCAACGTGGCAACAGCAAGTGTTAAACTTAAAATCCAACTACGTTTCATAAAATTACCTTTTATTTATTCTGAGCAGCTATTTAATTACCTTTCTATAAATAAATCAAATCCCATTTAGAGTATTTATAATTATTATCAATTATCTATCAACGTCTTACTGTGCACTTTTTATCCAACTCTGCAGCAACTGGAGCTTTTTAGCGTTTTCTGCACAAATGCTTAGATTGTGAATGTCTTGATCTAAAACTTCTGAGTCTCGCTCGTAAACCGTTGGGGCTCTAGGAGTTTGGGTGGCGTCATCAAAAACGGAGGCGGATTGCTCAATACTGAGCGCTCTATTATGCGCTCGCACTGCGTTGGATCGGATGCGCAACCAGTCAGAGTCATTAACAACACACTGCTTATCACTGTTCTTTTGAGCATACTTGATCACCTCTTTTTCTATCTCTCGAAACTCAATTCGAATATCAGGCTTTTGGTTAGCCAGTTTTACGGCTAGTTGAAAAGCCTCGTCTTGTTTCTGTTCTACTTTGTCCCATAAGGCGTTTTGCGCTTTTAGGGCTTTGGCTTCTGTTGTCGTTACGCCGTAATCGTAAGAAAGGTAAGCAACACCACCAAGAACGGCAGCAAAGGTAACGGCTTTAAACAGGGTTAGATACTTACTTAACATGGCTACCCTCCTTGCCAACCGTTTAGACACACGTCTTGCTCTTTACTTCGGCGCTTAGGAATACCGGCACAGTTGCTTTTTTCTAGTCGGCAATCTTTACCATTCACAAACACCCACCGCGGATACTCATTGCAAGCACCAGCCCGATCACCGCGGTTAAATTTTTTCAACAGCGTAGAGCGAGCGAAGTTACCTGTACCAAGGTTATAAACAAAGCTCACCATCATGTCGTACTCGCCTTGGTTTGGTGTTTGGGTAATACGATTGTTAACCACACGTTCAGCGGCAGATATGCTTTCAACAAAGCTTTCAGCTGCTTGCTTTTCGGTAATATGTGTATCCTTGGTCACGCCTTTGGTATGACCTAGACCGACTGTCCAAACGTTCGCACTGCATTGGTAGGACTTAAGGCGGCAACCTTCTTCATTGGAGATATGGCGTAAACCGCTTTCACTGACGCTTAGTTCTGAGTCAATGGTGAAGACAATGGCAAGAACCGAAGTGACAGAGCACACCACCGCCTGTATTGCTTTGGTTTTTAAGCTCATACTGCGCCGTCCTCTTGTGAGTTCAGCTTGTCTAGCTTAGCTTGGTTGAGTTTGGTGGCTACGGCATAGTGGCGAATAGCCATAACACCTGAAACGATACCCACAAAGATTGCGATAAGCTGGGCAATATCGTTCACACCGAAGCTGATTAGGGTTGCACTAACAGACGTTAGGATTTTCTTTAGCCCAGTAATATCTAGCAAAGAAACCACTAACGCTTTTACCTCTGTTTGATTCATTGATTTTTCTCTCGTAACTAGTGATTAGTGCCCCACAAAACCAGTGTATAGAACTGAGGTTTAAAGGGTACTTATGGCATTTCTAGTGGGGAGATATAGAAGTTTGGGAAGGCAGAAAGAACAAACCCAGCGGCTAGGCTGGGTTTGGTGGTTAGTTGGTTAGCGCATCTGGGTATGGGTTCTCTGCTTTGATTTTAGCCTCTAGCTCGTTGATGCGTTCCGAGAGCATTTGCACTTCATCGGTTTTGCCTTGCCGCTGCTTACGCGCAAGCTCACTTTCCAGTGGGTCGGTGAGTTGGGTATAAAGCGCTGAGCGAGTGGCGTCCACTTGCGCATAGTCGTGAATGTATTTATTGCTTAGGTTGGTTACCCAAACATTATTAATCCACTCGTCAAACAAGGTGGTAGGTTCAACGAGCGTGTAGTCGTCAGTGACAACCGACTTATCAGTAAACGCTCTAGTTTTAGAACTATCAGTTTTTAGGTAAGCAATAACTTCAATGGGTTTATCTTCAATATACCACTGTTGATTTTCAACAGAAAATCTCAGTTGTTGTTTACTCCCTATGAACTCAGGAAGATCCAACCAAGTCGCTAATTGAGGCAACACGTAATCGTCATAACCAGTCACTTTGTGCACTTGGCTAGTGCCTGCAAACAAGAAAGTCTGTGGAGCGTAGTGATATGCTATTTTCATTACATCCAACCTCGGTGAATTTTGATGGAAAGGTTTGCGGTGTAAGGGCGGTTTTCGTCTCCTCCAGTGACGCCCGTTTGAGCTGAATACCCCAAGTCTCGAACACCATTGTTAGTACCAGAGTAGGTGTTGTTTGAATTCGGCACATAGTGGTATTCATGACTATGCGCTTTGAGCTGATCTTCTTGTGTATCCCCATGATCTACATTGTTAGGAGTACCACGTACAAAATGCCCTAAATGATGATTGGGTAGAGTAAAAGTATTAATGCCATCACCTTCACCAAAATACATTGCGTACTTCATTGGGTCTGCATCTTTAGCGCCTTGAGCAACAACTAGGCCCGTGGTTTGTGCATACTGCCAAAGAAGCCCGTCAGTTGTTCTCGACGCTGTACCCCCTTTGAGTTCTAGCCAGCCTTCAACTGCGCTTGGATTGTGAGATTCCCATATTTCGCCCACTCGCAGCGCTAGTAGCTCTTTCTTTATGTTAACCAGATGCAGCTCATTCATTTCAGTTTCAGTCACAAACTCACCGTGTTTAAAAATGACTTGCCCGGCTTCTCCAGAAATCGTCGATTTAAGTGTCACCATGCCGCCAATGCCCTTCGGCAACGCAACTTTTGGTGTTGAGCACTCGATCACGGATTGATTACTGCTATCAAGCACATGGATTTGATGTAGGTACTCATCAAAATGCTGCTCAATGGGCAGGTTTAAGATAAAGGTTAAGACTCCATTGTCATCGTAGTAACTGGTTTCAATGGTGTTTTCATAAAATGAAGTCAGTGATTCACTTGAGGCGTCATGAGTTAACGCGCCAATGAGCCGATACTTGGTTACAGTATTTTTCAGCTCACTGTTTAAAATATCTATCCCGTGCTGAGTTGGAATAGCTTGCAGTGTGCTCATTCGGTGTCTCCTATTTCAAGTTGCCAAGTAATGGCAGTGCGGCACAAGATTTGAGTTTCAGCGTCTATTTCTAACTGTGAGCTTAACTCTGGCTTTATCGTTAAGGCGGTGGCCTGTTCAAATTGGGTTTCGGCTTCCAGTGGGTAAAGCCAGTGAAAGTCGGTATGAGGTAATCGGACATTTTCAAATGCGTTGATGGCTGCACCATTGTCATAGCTGAATAGGTCAATCAAAATCAGATTGGGCCTTTTCACATCGTCATACACCAAGCCGTTTGAGCCCATTGTCCCAAGCAGACTTTGATAATCGCGAACCTTCCAGCCAAACCCTTGCTCTTCAAACTCCGTTAATAGTGATAATTCAATATCGTCATGGGTTTTCTTAAAGTCTTTCGCTATACCGTTAATGGTATTGGTCAGCTCTTCGTTCTCGGTGTCTTGCCAGTATTCGCCTTGAGGCAGTAACCCACGGTAAGCGTCAGCAAAATCCCCTTCGCTGTATTCAATGATTATGTCGGAGGTGTCCATGTAACGCCTCCTAGTATATGAATCTGGTTATTGTCGATCGCCACTTCGCCCACTGGGGCTTTGACGATGAAGTTATTGGTCACGGTTGAAATAACCAACACAATTTCAGTGTTGGTTATGGATTCAGGTTTTTTAGTTTCTGGATCTATCTTGCCCATTTTCCCTTTCACAAAGTTTTCAAGGGCCGTGACGACATCATCACGAATCGCTTGGTCTTCAATGCCTTGGATCTCTATAGCGAGTGGGGCTTTTTCTGGGAGGCGAGCAAACGGATGACAACCCGCGAGTCGATTAGCTTCAAAGGTCTCTTGTACAAGGTTGACCACTTCACCGCTTAGCGTTGGGTCGTTCTCACGAGCGCCTATGTAGACCTCAACCATGCCGCGCTCTGGCGTGTTATCCAGTGCCCAAGCAAAATCAACGTCAGAGTGAGCCGATACTGCCCACACTTCGTAATCTTCCGACTTACCGATCAGCTCGTTCTTCTCGAATGCGACAATTACTCGCGCTCGCCAGTGCTCTAACTCTTCGATATCGGCACCGCCTTCAATGCCGAGCGACAGGATGTTATTAGGATCGATACCGCTTAGCCCTTCGGTAAGGGTCAGTTTGGCGCCGTGTGGTAAATTACTGGCTGTCCCTGATTCAAGCGCAATGACGTCTACAGGTACATTGCTGTACTGCTCCTTAGTGGTTTCGTACTCTTTATCACCGTAGATTAGGCGAGTCCCTTTGGCGATCACCACGGTTCCACCTAGCTCAGTAAACTGCACTGCACCTTTTGCAAAGGTAGGCAGTAGGCGTGGTGTGTTGTGGCGATTAGCATGCAGGTATAGCCACGCTTCAGAGCAGGTTTCGGGGTGCAGTTGTCTGAAAAGCAAATCTTGATAGCCATATTGCCCATAACTGACGCCAGCAATGGCAGAAGCTATCGCTTTGGTGGCTGGGTTGCTTTGCCCTGTAGCCGCTGTCAGGTTGGCTTCAGCACGAGCGATTAAACTCTCAAGGCTCACTTGTGTACTCATTTATCTACCTTCGATAGTGGGACATCAAATGTTGAGCCGTCCGTCAGGGTTATCATGACATTGCGGCCCATCTGGTTTGGTTTCTCTCTCCAAACAGTAACGTCAATAGTTTTCGCGTGACCTTGTTGAATTAACCAGGCGAGTGCTTCTTCATAAAAACGTTTAGCAAGCCTTAAGGTTTCGTCAGTCAATTTGGCTCGTGTGAGTGTCCAATCCCGAGAGCCGACAATCTCTATCCGTTCATTGCTCCAAGTACCGCCACGCTCATTGTTATCCATTCTGGCGCGGTCATTCTTGGTTGACTCGGCATAGTTGTAGACGCTTTGCAGCACCGCATGAGTCATACCTTCTTTGGAATCCACCGACTCGGTAAGAGCGTTCAATTTAAAATGGCTCATGCTTTGTTAGGCTTCCGTGTCGATTTGATTGCGCTGTCGTCTTCATAGTCGTGGTCGTGCGTCTCGACTTTAACGCCGCCGAACGTACCAGACTGACCACCGACAGAGCCTGCAACTTCTGCATTCTTCGCCACACTCAGATTGCCGCCTATGTTTACATCTTTTGAAAACGTGGTTTTGTCAGCGATAACGTTCACCTGTGGCGCCTTAATAGAGACTTCATTCGCAGCTACGACATCAACCTTACCTTTGGTGGCGTAGACCTTAATACCTTCTTCGGTTTGATGGATTAAGTTTCCCTTGTCATCGAGCATGGCGACCTCCCCGGGCTTTAAGTCGATTTGGTAACGCTCATCTTCCACATTGACGGTAATCCCACGCGCACTAACACCGCCGATAAACAGGTTGTAAGCTTTGGCCTCTGGTAGTGGTCGGCTCATGAAGCCGTAGTTGTGGACGCGCTTAATTCGGTCATTGGTGCGGCCTGTTGCCGTTCTGATTTGCAACATGCCCGTGGTTGCACCTGTTACCGTGCCTGTTCCGATCACGTTTTTGATGCGAGCCATTAATCGCTGTTGTTGCTGACGTTGAGCACTAGACATGGCTTTGCTCCTTAAACGGCCTGACTAACTCAATGGACGTGCTCGCGGCGCTTTCGGACACCGATAGGCCAAGAGATTTAATCACCAACATTTCACTGAAACTCTGCTCTTTGTCGATCACTCGAATTACTCGGTTTAATCCATTAATCGCAAGCTGAGGAAAGATATCGGCGACTGCCGTTGAAGCGGTCAGGCTTTCCGCTATGGCTAAGTTGCGTTCATATTTGGCGCGAGATAAACATGCCGCACTGCTTTGCAGTTGGTCACAGGTGATCACCAGTGTTCGCGAGCTATCAATGTTTGGGTTGGTAATTTGGGCGCTGGCCTCATCCCACTGGCCCTGCACATCAATGGTATGAAACTGCTTATTGAAGGCGCGTTTTATCTTTAATCTGTCTATGTTGTTGCCTGTTTCAAGGCCAACATTGTTAATCGTTGCATGCGCTGTGTTCTCTATAGTCAACACACCATTTCGCTCGATGAGCATGTAGCCTTGCTCACGGATGAGCTGAGCCACATTTTCAACCGGAGACTCGGCGTTAATCTGAAACTCTTCAATCTTCGGCATGCCTTTAACGAGGCTCTTTACCCCTAAGCTATATGGCTTTGCCAGCTTTCTAAGCAGCTCTTCAACATTGAGGTTGTAAAGTGCATCCATAGTGATGCGCGAGTCAATCATGTTGGCGCTCTTGGAACGTCCCACTATTGGCATGGTTAAAGCGCTTGCGCCTGTCTCGTTTTCTGCCTCATCTATCTGACCGATTAAGATGGATTGGTCATTGAGGAAGAACTCAACCGATAACGGGCGATCAATGTTCATTGGTTCAATCGAGCAGTTGAATGTGTGGGCCAATTGCTCTGTTGAGTAGTTCAAATTGGCTTGATAGAAAGTATGCTGCTTTCCGTCAATGTACATCGTGAGTTGATTCATCGTGCATTCCTCACCGCGATATCACCACGGATAAATAAAGGGTGCTGAAGTGCATTCATTTTGGTAATCACGTTCTCATTGGTGTACTCGTCATGGGCTATGGCCAGCGCAGACTTAAAGTGAGGTGACTGAACAGTTCTGTGTGGCTTGGTTCCTTCTGCTACTTTGTCGTGCTGAGTTTGCACATTGCTTTTTAGTGACGTGAGTGCGTCATAGAGTTCTATGCTTTCTTGCGTAGAGACTTGAGTGGTTTCCTTGATGCGGTCATCAACGTTGACAATTAGAGTTGAGAGATCACTTTGAATAATCTCTGGTTGCTTTTGGGCTAGGGTGATCTCAAAGCTGTCATTGGCTTCTAGGCCACTCACGTCCTTACTCATCTTCACCGCGCCCGTCACCATCTGCACGTTGTGGTGCTTGGTTGGACTATCGGTTTTTACTTCGCCAAGCATCAAAGCTTGAGCACTGCGTGAGTTGTCGACGGCCTCACTCTCAGATGCTGGCTCTGATTGAACACCTTCAGACACCGTATCGACAGCGCTAGAAAACAGATCAGCGAACTCGGCAGGGTTTGTGCTCAAGCTGCTCACGGCTGAGAAGGCTTCATTTATCGCTAGGTTAATATCTTGCAGCGAATCATCGGCTAGGTTCAGGCGGTTAGTAATATCAACCAACACATTGAGCGCGCTGGTTGCGTTGTTTTGTACTTCGTTGATTTGAGAAACATCCAGCTCTTTCACCTCTTCAACAAATGACTTCTTAGACAGGCTTTCTACTATGTCAGCTTGTGCCTTGGTGCGTACTGTTGTCGGTGCAGTAATGGAAGGCGAAGTGCCGGCACGGACAAACTTCAGGCTCAGCGTCACTAAACCTTTCTTGGTGTTAATACTGAGGGAATGTTCCTCGAACACTAGCACCAACTCTCCTAACCAGGGATGCTCGAGTTCTCCTTTTGGTTGCTGTTCTAGGCTTTCAATGAATGCATTGGCGTCAGCTAGTGAGCTTGCACCTACGAATATAGATTCGATAGTAAATGTTCGGGCTTTGGTGCCCATGACTTTGATGTGCGGTAATTCAGCGTAGGGGATTTCGCTCACTTGTAGACGCTTACCACCATCAAAAGAGGTAGACAGGATGTTGAGCTTCAGCCCATTCCACCTAGCGTGCTCGTGTTGTCGTTCCCACATCAATAGCCTACCAATCGAAGAAGAAGTTTGGAGTTTAAAGAGCAGAGATTATTTAGGTGGTGAAAGTGGGCTTCCAGTCCTTGTTCGGACTCACCCCTCCCCCCGCGCTAAAATTCCGCAATGTAATTTTGCGATCTTCAAAGTGATCGCGTTTCTGTAGGGTTATTAAAGCACAGCCCCCGAGCTATCTACATCGAGGGCTGTTTTAGATAGAAGATTTAGAGATCATCGGAGATCGTTTCTGTGCGTTCTTTTATCTAGCGGAACTAAGTTGATACCAAAGTGATACTGAACATGTACGCATTATTACGCATATTAAATTCGAATCGCGGCATATGGATATATGCCTACTATCAATCGGAAGAAATGATATCAATCTAAAGGAGATTTACGATGAGTAAATTTGGTGTCACGGTAAAAAACAGCTCAGGTACAACTTATCAGTTTTATTTGTTCCAACAAGACCCTGATTTGTTTGCACAAAACTTTAAAAGTACTGCATGGCTAACGCATCCTTATAAAACAGCAACTGGTGTAACTGATGAGTTTGACTGGACCATCGATTATGGCCTCGTATGGAGTGCGACTACCACAATTAAGCCTGGAACTGTTTTGAAGCAACATCAAGATACTTCAGTAGACCTCAACGGCAATCCAAATACAGTGAAATTCACTTACGCGAATGACACACCTCAATTTGAGCTTCCCGCCACTAAATCTGGAAATCCTGGTTCTTTCTATATAGATACTGTTAATGCTAACCCTATTATCCCCAAAAACACTTTTGCCTTTGGTCTTACAGTAAATGAAAAAATGGCCTTTACCACTATGGGGGAAAATGGTCAGAATTTAAAAATGACTCCAAAGCCTACATATTGGATAACCGCAGCGAAAACCGTCGCACAAAATGAAGTTTTAGATGCGAGTGTTTCAACTGGTGCTGTTGAGTTAAAGTTTAAAAATGGATTGAACTATGCTTTTGTTGAACTAGACTCAAACAACAATTTCTCCGACCCTATCTATCAAGCAACTCCATTCCAATCAATAGCAGTTCTTAAAACAGAACTTGTTATGGAAGATTAGGGTTAATTATGTACGTCATACTATATCATCACTAGTATGACGTACCTTAATGTTCGATAGGACTGTGAACCGAGCTATACGTAATGAAAGGAGTCTCAGCTCTCTATAGTTTTTGGTGCTCTGACGTTGACCGAACAGTAGAAGAGAGTAGTAGTCTACCTTTAGCTATCAAATTGGAAATAGTACAAATGAAAGAAAAACTTAAACTAGCACTTGGGTGCTTTTTAGTAGTACTAACAGGTTGTAGTAATTCAAACACAGTTGGCGAAACAGAACCAATGCTTGAAAAAATGGCGATAGGTGTGAAATCGACATACGGAGGTACCGTTCAATGGCCCGCTGGTATGATTTTCTTTAATGCTATCGGAACTACACATGATCCTAAAATTGGCGGTAGAAGCTGGATTGCAGTGTGGAGTGCTGCGTGCGCCAACGATGAAAATTATAGGCCTCAAGTTAGTATAACTGGAGACCCTTGCCCTAATGGACAAAACGCATTAGGTGGACATGTAGTGTTTGAGCCACCTCAAGATGTAGATGTAGGTGGAACGCTGTATCTCGCCCCAATTTGCACTTGGCAAAATAACGATGAAAATTTGGAAATGACAGTGTTAAGTGGCCCTCAGTCTCAAGGTAGCAGTGTATGCGTTGTTAAGCTTGATAACTTTATGGGCAATTAGATTTATAATCTATGTGACTATCAGTGTTTTTGATTCAAGCTGACGAGATACTTTGCATCGTTCGTAGCTATTGCAAAACTATAACTCAATGCTTCAGACTAATGTTTGAAGTATTTTGTTTTCATTATTTATAACAAGACCCAACGTTCAAGCCCTCTTCTCATTTGCTTGACTGATAGTTCGCAAAAATTTCCATCTGATCCAAATCTCCCTTACACAGCTCTGGCTGGAGTTCTGGATCAGGTTTATCACCGCTCGGTTCAATAATTCGATGCACTGAGGTGTACGTGACAAAGACGATACCGCAGTTTAGATTAAGGCACTGACAATACGCTTCTCGAGTTTCTTTACTCATCGCTCGGGAGGTAGCTATCCGAGCTTTGCTTTCACATTTTGGGCACGTGATTAACATGGCAACTCCTTTTCAGTAATTGCGCTTAAAGTCTGAATTGTGGGCTTTCGACTTCATCAGCCATTTCAATAATGGCTTTGATGGCTTCTACTTTTTCACTATCAAGCTCGCCTTGATTGTCAGCAACAACTAATCCCATTAAGTAAGCACCTGCCTGGGCGCGGTTTTCACCGTTCGTACTCAATGCGACCCCGTCGAGAATTAGCTCCAGTGCTTGCTGGAAAAGCTGTTTTTTATTAGACATATCAATATCCTTACCAATGACACCTAAAATATACTGTATATTTATACAGGTTTCTACCTACGTTTTAATGTCTATGTCACTGAATAAGGAGTTGGTAGCTAGCACGTATCCCTTCAAAGCCCCAATTCTAAATCGTTAAAAGCCTGCCATTTCTCAGTTGAACGGACACGTATTTGTCTATCGGTACTTTCGCACCGAGCTGCAGAGGTCTAATAAGACATTTTACGCCTTGTGAACTCCATCCTGTCATACGCCTGAGTTGCTCAATTAGCACCGAGTTACAGTTATTTTCAGTGCTCCAAGGGGAATCGCTCCGCGCTTCTTGAAGTCGCTTCACGTCTTTCTGCTTAACTAAGCTATAGCTCTCGCTACAAGTTTCAATTAACTGACCAAACCAAGAAAAGCCGATGACTTTCTTAGTCTTTTCGCCATATTGGTTTTTCTTTGCCTCATATTCGATTTTCGCCCCGACCGCTAATCGGCAAAACAAAGACCATTTTGAAGAGTCGGCCGCTTGCCTAAGCTCTTCGAGTTTGGGATCAATAGAGGTTTGATTTGGTTGAGCGCGTCGAAGATTTCGCCACAATGACACCGGTTCTCCACCGAATTGCTGGAACTGGCGAATACGATGAGTTGAAGCCCAAGCGCGAGCCCGATATGCCCACTCTTCTGCTTCTCCTTCAGGCATGTGTTTCCCATTGATATTCTTGGAAACATACTTGGCAATATAAGCTGTCGCGCTTCCTTTGGTTGGATCTTCGATTTTTGCATCAAAACGAATGTTGATGTTTGAACCTAACTCATCTCTATCTTCACTGATCGCACGCTCTCGTAAAATAGAGATGATTTTGTCCTTGTCCTCAGGAGCACAGAAAAGAAAATAATGAGCGTGACTTGTGGCGTCTTGATGTGGCTCTGCGACTCGAAAGCCAAAGTAATCAATATCTAACTTAGCCAGTTCCGCACGCCCAATCGCCCACTTTTTCATGAGTTCCTTGTGGCCTTCTTTTACTGTTGCCCCATTCCACTTAGCTGAGTTGCGGTGATACTTACTTGGCAGTGTCCAGGTCAGGAACAAAGCGACGTAACCCAAATCTTGTGCAAGCTCTTCGAACCCACGCGAGCGAACCATCATCTCTATACGCCGGTTCTCTGGGTTTGCCGTTGTTCGCTTTACTACATCTTCCAGCTTGAACGCCTCTCCGGTCTCATCATTCATGACGGCCATCGACTCAACAAATCGCTTGGCTTCTCTTTGCTTTTGCATCCAATTTGAGAAAGACACAGCGCTAACATACGGCTTTTGGTATTTCGATTCACCGACGCGGTCCAAAGTGATTTGAGCATACTCTATGTACTGAGCTCGCAAGTGAGTGAGCCGACCTACTATCCAGCCTTCGCTTTGCATTTTTAGAATGGCCACTTGCAGGTCTTGCTCTAACTCTTCTGGCTTCTTATCTCTCTTAGAAAAGTTAACGTGTGGAGGAGTGATGAAAATCTCTCTCAGGTTTTTGGCCTGTTGCTCGTAAACATGTTCTAAAGCTTCCAGAAAACTGTCGAACTGCTCTCCTAAATCTGGGTCAGACATTGCAATAGACGCTTTGTCTGAATACTCCTTTGCTAGCTTTTTTACGGCATCATCCCGCATTAAAATGGCGTGTGTAAGAGGTCTAGATTTCGCGCCATTTCTAAAATCAACAAAAGGGAATTTGTCTTCGAGGAAGTGGGATTGTTTGAGGCCAAAGTTCACCGCATCTTCTGCGGCTCTAACTAGGTTTTCGCGAGTTGGATTTTTACGCCCCATTCGCTGGACAACTTTGCGCTTAATGTCATTTCTGATCAACTGAGGAAGTCTGGGAAAGAAACGACGAGTGAAAGAAGAGTATTTAACAATATCACCAGCTTCTCCTAACTCTCGTTGTTTCTTGAGTGCTTCATCGACTTCAGCTTGGTTCATTGGTCGACTGTCCATTCATAGATGCCAAAAAGGTGTTTGCCTCTTCCGCAAAAAATCGGCAATCCGCGATTTGACGCTCTAGGTCTGATGTTGTTAAACCTGCATTTTTTGTAATGTCGATACCCGTTTCCAAACAGTCGGCGGCTTCGACTAAACGATCACGCAAAAAGCCTAACAACGTAACGCTTTGAGTAAATGGGTTCTCTTGTATTGTCTGATTTGAATTGAGTTGGTTACCCATAATTTTCTCCTGTACTAAGACCAATTACGTTTGATTCGTTTAGCGCGTTGATTGATGAGAGCCCGTTGATATGAGCTTTCTGCCTGTTCATATTCTTTGCGTAGGCTTGAAAGCATGCCCTCTCTCACTTGCGCTCGAACTTGTTGCAGCTTCTCAAGCCCTCGTTCTTTGTCTTCCTTTGACAGAGAGTGATGCGGTAGATCCGGGCAAGGCATATGGCATGGGTCGCTATAAACTGGAATGGTCATATTTGAACTAGCTCCTGTGTATCTACGACGATAAATCCGCCCTGCCCTTCGCCTTCACTCAGAACACCATGACGAACGTGGTTGCATTTCAGTTCCTCGCAGGCTTGGCCAACGGCATCGTCTAGAGAATCAAACTCTCCAAGAGCCGTTGTTTCGGGCTCTTGAGTTTCTTCGTGGCGCTTCATCGCTCCATCTCCAAAAAGGCGGATTGCTACGTATTGCATGAAGCGTTCTCCTTCTTGGCGATAAGCATCTTCAATACATCGCCTGCTTGCGCGTGCATGTCTCTCCACAGACGAATGTGGGTGCTTTGGAGGTGTTGTTGCCCTTCTACAGGGTTACTTTTGTATTTGCCAATGTTCAGCGCAGCGACATTCTGGAGGTGTAAAGCTTCTTCAGGGGTGTTGATTTCAATCGTAATCATTTCGAAACTTCCTATCTGTTTTCTTCAGTTAACTCAGCCCAGGGACTGGCGCACCGTTGGCAACAAAATCTACTCCCATCGCAAGGAAGGGAGACACGCCTTTAGTGCGTTCTTCGAGATCACTAATCAAAAGCACGAGGTTGCCAATACTGGCCTGCGCTTTCTGAATAATGTTGTGTTTGTTGGTACGGTTTAGCCGTGTGCTTCCAGCCTGGTCCAAAGCCATTTGAGATAAGTCACCCGAGTGGATCGAGTTCTCTAAAGCTCGTTTGATGAAGGTTTCTTCACTCGCATTGAGTGGCACATGCGCCGTTACAACCCCTAACCCAAGTAAAAGGCTATTCACTATGGTGTGATTACCGCTCACTTTGGTAATGGCGATAAGCTCAACACAAGTCAGAACATGTGGTTGTTCTGGATTGAGCTTGTTACGAAGCATAGTTGGGCTCATACCTATGCTCTCGGCCAGCTTGGTCATATTCTCTGACTTCGCAAATGAGCAACACGCTTCGTTAAATGCCAATTGTTTCGTGCCAATAAATTCGCACATTGAGTCACTTTCGTTCATAACCAATACTCAATTGCATACCAAGGAGATGAAAACGAAACCCCAACCGAAGATATTGAGCCATAACGGGCAATACTCTTTGGTTGGAACCAGAGACGAAAATTGCATGGTTTAACCTAAATTCTACATCGCTTCGCGTGTCGCCATTTCTAGCAATGCAACCATGTTGATCAGTGGCGTTTCCTTAGGTTTAGACTTGGCTTTAATAGGCAAGCGCCCATCAGAAACCCAATCCATAATGGTACGTTTAGGCATGCCAGAGAATTGCGAGTATTGGTCATAGGTCATGAAAGGCGTGTTTAGGACTACTTGATATGAAAGCATAGTGGTATCCTTATAAGTTATTGATTGTTTAATTTCGGGTGATTGAGTTGCAGCTCGCGCCCGATTTCATTTGGAATTATTGATCGCATATGGAATCTTGTCAATTCCCAATTCGACCGCCAGAGTATATAGGTGGGAAAGAAGTTATCGAAAGGTTGATGCAGGCCACAAATACCAGCTCTAACCAAGCGTTAGCTGATGCCTTTGGTTTACCTAAATCTACCGTTGGTACATGGCGACATAGAAACTTAGTCCCCTACGAAATTGTAATTCGATTGCATTTGGAAACAGGCATCTCCATAAAATGGCTAACACTCGGTCAGGGCGAGCCATACAAAAGCTCAAGTGAGCACACTCATATTTCAAAGAAAAACGAAGCTAAGCAAATTTTCGACGCTGACTGTTTTCGAATAGAGGAAGGGAAACTCGTAAATCAAGGCACACTTGCTTTGGATAAATCGGTGCTTGAGGAAATTGGTGTTGTAAATGTACTGGTATTAAAAGGCGAGTCTATTACCTATCTCGTAAACACAGAGTCTAGTCAGGCCGTAAGCGGCACATATCTAGTTGATATGGACGGTCTACTTTCGCTAAACGAAATTCAACGCCTACCAGGTAAAAAACTGGCGATCAGCTTTAATGGTTCGACCTTAACGGTTGAGGAAAGTGACGTTAAGGTTGTGGGGCGTGTTGCTTTGGTGATAGAAAAAGTTTGATAGGTTCAAATTAGTAAATTGCTAAACGCCTCGAAAAACGTACGTGATCTCCTAAGAGATTTTAATGAAATTGCTAACATTGCTAACCCCTTCTTTTGTTAACGCCATTGGGCTATCGCGAATAAACTGGATAAATAGCAATGAATCAAATTATCAAGCTAAACGTTTTAAAACCTCTTTTGAAAAGATACTTGGATGATCCAATTAACTGGGCCGGCTTTATCAAAGAAAACAAGTTAGATTTAGATGAACAGATTTTCTGGCGTAACCACCTAAATTTAGACCACATTTTTAAGCACGAATTTGAAGCATAGCTGCTCATTATCAACCGAGATCTAATATTGTGCTTTACCAGGAATATTAATAATGGCTATAAAAAACGACTTACAACAATGGGTTTGTGATGCTCTAGAGCATCATGGAGGTGAAGCAAGACTAATCGAAGTGTCTCGATACATATGGCAACATCACGAAGCAGAACTTAGAGTATCTGGCGACTTGTTCTATACGTGGCAATACTACATGCGTTGGGCGGCGACTCAATTAAGAAAAAATAATACCCTGAAGCCTGTTAGTGATTCACCTCGAGGCATTTGGAAATTGTCTAAAAAGAACTAGTATCTAAGGCATACAACTAAAAAATGAAAAAACATATAAATCAGTTTCTTATATTAATGGTAGTTGCTTTATCTAATGTAACTTTCGCTTCTAGCAACCCCGAGAATACAACCCCTCTAAAAAATAACGCTAGTGTACACAATATCAATACCGCGGATAGTATAAAAAACCTAAACCTATACATCGAAGATTTAGAGTCTCAAAACAAAAAACTTTATATCGAAATAAAAAAACTAAAAGCAGAGCACTCATTATCGAAGTTAACAGTTGAAAAATTGGAAGGTAATCTAAATGCCAAACCAAGTAGAGAAGAGTTTGACTTGTTATCGAAGACGTTCTTTGAGCGTCTAAGGACTACAGATGACAGTATTTCCCTTTGGGGAATACTAGCTACCATCATTGGCGTTCTATGCACACTAATCTTGGCTGCTATGGCATTTCTGCATTTTGGCCGTATAAATGAACTTACCAAGAAAACGGAAAAGTCTGTAAGTGAATCTAGAAATGAGGCTCAAATGGCAGTAAATGCTGCTATTGCACACGCAGGAAATCGTGCTGAAAAGATTATTGAAGAATGGATTAAAGATAAAGGGGAAGAGCGTCTGGAACCGATAATTAAGCAAGCAGAAAGCAGACTTGGTAAAATTGACGGCACGCTTGAATCTGCAAATAACAAAATGCAAAGCCTAAGTGAAATTAGTATAAGTGATTCATCAATTCATAGTCCTCAGAATCACAATAGTGATATAACAGGTTTTTGGCTAAAGCTACCTAGCCAACTTGATTTCGAAACAATAAAGAATACCATAGTAAAATGTCTTGATATTCAGGCAGATTGGATGGCATACAAAGTTGCAAAATCCGTACACATTGACTCTTTTGAGGATGAACAACGGCTTGCATTAATACACTATCAAATTTTCTGCTACGCAAAAGTGGGCCATTACTCTACTGTTAGTAAAATATACCTAACAAACCTAGACATATTTTTAAACAAAGATAATTTAATTAAACTAGAACGGCTTGTAAATACTACATATACAACGCACTGTATTGTCTATAGCTTGTACAGGTCTAATCATTACGATCAGGCGCGAGAGTTATTTAATTTTCTATTGACGATAATATTAGAAAATAAATTTGAATATAATGGTATGGCCAAACTCCTCAGATGCATAGACGAATTTGATAAAAGTCTTTTTCAAGAAAGCCTTGCGAAGGTTAACTCTACTTATGATGAAAACTCTTCCATCCATCATGACCTTCTAGAACTCAACAGTAAAAATAATACAGAATACAAAAAATCAAAAACAATAGAAAAAGAGCAATTAGTATCAACGTCTACGAGTCCAGCCCAAGTTCTTACATCATACATTAATATTACACATCACTATTTTGTTGTCAGGAATTGGCCTGCACTTTTGTCTGAATTCGAAGAGGTTAAAAGTTTAGTTAATAATGAAACAAAGAAAATTCTATTTGACTACTATTCAGTCATTCTTCTCAATAGAGCTTATGCTTTATTCAAAGTAGGAGCCAAAAGAAAAGCGTATAGAATCATTCGGCACATTGAAAATAGCTACCGATCGAAGAAAAATCATTCCCCAATACTTCAGCTAGATGAATTCCAAGAGATAAAAAAACACTACTTAAAAACCAATAAAAGAAAATCAATTATCTTATAGGTTTATACCAAGAGGAAAAAATGGCTTACTACTGGGTAAATTTAGGCGTATCTTATAAAGAAGTACGAGATCACAACTTTTTATGGGCTCCATCTCATACCTATACCGAAAAAGGTGAAAAAACAGTCAAACCTGGCTGGAAGCACGTGCCGCATGTAAAGCGTGGTGATGTTGTTATCTGCCATGAAAACAAGCGAGTGATTTATATCGCTCAAGCAACAAAAAATGCTTATCCTGCTCCTAGGCCAGAAAGCCGAACATTTGATGAATGGAAGAAAGACGGTTACAAGATAGAAGTCGACCTGACGATTCTCGATACACCAGTTCCCAACGAACTGTTCAAACACCGGATCATTGAAAGGCTTAACAGTAAATGTGACCCACTTTTGTTTAATGTAGAGGCAAATGCTACTCAGAACTATATGGTCGCAATCCCTGACGAAGTTGCCGCTATTGTCCTCTCAAGTTTGGACAAAAGTCAGTTGATTGAATTCAAAGTGCCGCCGATTAAGCGAAATTCGAGTAAGGGAAAAGCTCGAAAAATGCGAAAAGCGACCAAGGGAGGGGTTAGGAAAGCTAAAGTGAATGCTCGAGTTGGCCAAGGCGCGTTTAGAGATGAAGTTCTTGAAATGTGGAACTACACCTGCCCTGTTACAAAAGTCAACATCCCAAGCCTTTTGATAGCTTCTCACATTGTCCCATGGATCATGAGTGAAGATGACGAAAAAATAGATGGCTACAACGGACTTCCTTTAGCTCCAAACGTTGACAAACTTTTCGATAAAGGTTTGATTTCATTCACAGATGATGGAGTTCTTTTACGGAGTAAGTCACTTCCCGTTGTTACTCTCAACTCAATGGGGATTAAAGAGAACACAAAAGTTTCCGGTCTTACGAAAGAACATGCTTTTTATCTTGGTAAGCACAGAGAGCTTTATGGTTTCTGATAAAGCCCTGTTTTATAGGGCTTTATCAGATAGTGATAATTAGCCTAAAATACCATCAATTAACTCAAGATGGTGACGCATCGACAGCTTTTTCACAAATGCCAAGCTAGTTTGTCGACCAGATTCTTGCAGTTCAACGAATTCTTTGATGGCGTTAGTATACTGCTCTTCGGTCCAATTTTCTTCTACGAAAGATACTAATGCTTCAATTGCTTCCGCAGCTAAAGTTGAGCCATCATCTACATTTTCTCTTGGTTCAGAAAGGAAATGCTTAACCCAGATTTCTTCATCATCTTCTTCGTAGGTTATATGGATAGCACAAGTTCTCGCTTGCCCACCACCAACAGAAAAATGGTCACCTACAATTGAATAGTCACCGAACCCAAAGTAGCCACGTTCTTCATATGTGAATACTGTATCGTTAAAAAACTCTTCTCCTTCATACGCAGAATTAGGCTCCACCTTGTTGAAAGAGTCTTCAAGAATTACATTTTCATACTCTGCAAACTTTGAACGATATTTTTTACTAGTACCCTCTTTTAAGAACACATTGTAGGCAAAGTTATCGGTGTTGATTGCATCTTTAAGCTCAGTGATCTCTTTAATACTGCTCTGATGGATTAAAGACACGCGAAACTCAGCGAAGTCTTGAACAAATTGAGCTATGGACTTTATCGGAGTGCCATCATCGACTCGGAATGCAAACTCGATATTCGTGTTTCGGTTGATACACTCTCCAGCGAGTTTTAAAATTTTTTTCTGGTTTTTGACGTAGTATCCCTTAGAAGGATTAACCACAAAAATGAATCCCATATTAACTTTTTCAAGCTCATCACAAAACCGGAATATGTCTCGAGTCCCTTCAATAACAGGTTCAATTATTGGTTTAACATTTTGTTTGCTTATATGCTCCTTGATAATAGTATCTCGAAGCGCAAGCAGCTCGTATTGGCGGGCTCTAAAAAACGGAAAGTACATTTTCACTCCTACTAAATGAGTTTAAACGCCTTCCCCCAAGACTTCGTTTAGTCGAGCTATCTCTTTCAGTGATAGGTTCGCTGAAATAAGTGCCGAAGTGAGTGATGAAGGCGCATTTTTCAATAGCTCGATTTTTTCACATCGCATTTGCCTGCACTTCAAAGCCGCTAAAAATTCTTCATGAGCAACAAGAGGATCTAGCGTAAGAAATAGCTCTCTACATCTAGCTTTTAGTTCTACAGGCTTACACTCTGGAATGTAATCAAACTGATTCTCAACAGCAGCAATAAACTCCATGCGCCTGAAACAGGCAAACATTGTTTCGAGATCGAAGTGTTCAATGTTAGATGCGGCTGGCCTGCGTTCTCTGAGAGTATACTCATTTGAAAGGACCGTGATGCCCACATTCTTAGGGATTTTTAGCTCCCAATCTGAAAGTTTTTTTTCTGGGATAACTACATGTATATACTCAAAGGCTTTTGAGTAGTCGCATATTTGCCCTTCCAGCCGTTCAAAAGAGTCAAACTCAGTTTTGATCTCATAAACCGTTGTCGTGCCGTTTGCTACGACAACATCAGCTAAGGAATTACCAACACGAAACTCTGTCGAGAAATAGCAATTTCTCGAAAACCGATGAGTGCCTCGAATCAACTTTTCGGCGATAGCATTTTTATAAACGTACTCATTCCGATATGAACCCAAAAGCTCTGAATAAGCTGAATCAAAAATAGAACCTACAGAACTACAACCATTAACATCGAGCTTTCCAGAGGAATCAATAAAGCTTTGCGTTCCTTCGGATATAAGTCTTTTAATGGCAGATGTTGAGAACAGGCTAGCTATACTTCTCAACTTGGTTAATTCGGTCATGACTACTTAAAGATTGTTCAACTTGTTCAAATTATACGTTATAGAACTTAAAACCAAAAACTTACCACTGCTGTTTGTCTTATTTTTACACAATAACTACACTAGTAGCATTGAAACTGATCACATAAAAAATTCCACCACATGTGACAGAAATCATAAATAAAATAAATGTATGCTTTATATGTTAATTCATCGGACTTTATGGCCGTTTATGTCGCTTTTTAAATTTGTGCTCAAAACGGATCATTGAACATTGTGTATGAAATAACCTCTAAATAAACTGTATATAAAGACAGTAAAAGTAGGCAGTGATAATGTCCGTAAGAAACCTAAAAGATAGCTCACCTAAGCCTTGGCTATGTGAATGCTACCCAAATGGCCGCTCTGGAAAGCGAGTAAGAAAGCGATTCGCCACCAAAGGTGAGGCTGCCGCCTACGAGCGCTTTGTCATGCGTGAAGTTGAGAACAAGCCTTGGGAAGGTGATAAGCCTGAACACAGAAGGCTAATTGAGCTTATGGACATTTGGTTTACGCGCTATGGTGCAACGCTCGCTAACGGAGCCGTTATTTATAGCAAGCTGCAAAAGATGTGTGATGCTATGGGTAACCCAATTGCTACCCTTCTCAATGCTAAGTTGTATTCAGATTTTCGCAGTCAGCGCATGCATGGGCAAGTTAGCTTTGTTGATGACCGGTGGCAAAAAGGTGCACCGAGTATTGCTACGCTAAATTCTGAGCTCGCTAGATTTAAAGCTGTTTTCAGCAAGTTGAAGGAACTGGGAGAATGGAAACTCCCCAACCCTATTGAGGATGTTAAGCCTTTTAAAGATCACGAGCGCAGCATGGCTTTCTTACATAAAGAGCAAATTTCCCTTCTGTTGGAATTAGTCGCTCTACACACTAGAGAGGATATGCTCAAGATAGTTAAGCTTTGCCTTGCTACCGGTGCGCGTTGGAATGAGGCTGCGCAACTTAACGGCTCTCAGCTCAGCAAATACAAAGTCACCTATACCAACACTAAAACTAAGAAGAATCGCTCTGTACCCATCTCTGAAGAGCTTTTTCATGAGATCTATAAACCAACCTCAGGTAAGTTGTTCGAAGAGTGCTACACACCCTTTTGCTACATCCTTAAGAACAAACTCGGTATTACTCTACCCTCTGGCCAAGCCTCGCACGTTCTTCGCCATTCATTCGCCAGCCACTTTATGATGAACGGCGGCAACATTTTGGTACTGCGAGACATCCTTGGCCATGCAGATATTAGTATGACCATGCGCTACGCTCACTTCGCCCCAGATCACCTATCAGAAGCAATTACTCATAACCCACTCGCTCACTTGTAGTTGTCGCCACAAAAAATTTTTCTCTGGCTGTCGCCACTTTGTCGCCACTTTACGATTTTCGGGTAAAAAAAGAGCCGCAGATTGCGGCTCTTAATATTTCGAATTTTCCGAAGTGTTGAATTACTTCTCTTTACCGAAAACGTTGTTCTCTTGCTCTTGTACGCGGATGAAAGTCGTACGCTTAGTTAGCTCTTTAAGCTTTGCTGCGCCTACGTATGTACAGGTTGAACGCACGCCACCAAGGATGTCTGAGATAGTGCCGTGAACACTGCCACGGAATGGCAATAGCACGGTTTTTCCTTCAGCTGCGCGGTACTTTGCAACACCGCCTGAGTGCTTATCCATAGCAGACTGAGAAGACATGCCGTAGAACTTCATGAATGTCTCGCCATCTTTTTCGATAATTTCACCGCCTGACTCTTCATGACCAGCCAGCATACCGCCAAGCATAACGAAGTCCGCACCGCCACCAAACGCTTTAGCAACATCGCCAGCACAAGAACAGCCACCGTCACCGATAATCATACCGCCTAAGCCGTGCGCAGCGTCGCCACATTCAATAATTGCTGAAAGCTGCGGATAACCTACGCCAGTTTTAACGCGAGTAGTACATACAGAACCTGGGCCGATACCTACTTTAACGATGTCTGCGCCAGCGAGGATAAGTTCTTCACACATGTCGCCAGTTACAACGTTACCTGCAGAAATTACCTTGTCAGGGAATGCAGCACGTACTTTTTCTACGTACTCGACTAAGTGCTCTGAGTAACCGTTGGCGATATCAATACAGATAAAGATAAGGTCATCACTCAGGTCCATGATGTCCTTTGTTTTTTGGAAATCAGCTTCTGAGGTGCCCGTTGAAACAAACACATTGTTCAGTGTGTTCTTGTCTGCTGATTTTACGAATTCAGCCCATTGCTCTACTGTGTAATGTTTATGGATAGCCGTCATTACACCATGTTCAGCTAGCGCTTTCGCCATTGCGAAGCTGCCTACCGAGTCCATGTTTGCTGCAATTACTGGCGTGCCAGACCATTGACGACCGCTATGCTTAAATGTAAACTCGCGGGTTAATTCAACTTGAGAACGACTTTTAAGAGTAGAACGCTTCGGGCGAAATAGTACATCTTTAAAGCCTAACTTAAGTTCTTGTTCGATACGCAT